GTTGGAAACCGTGGCACTTGGAACTGTGCTGCGCTATTTCACTCGATTGTTCAATTTGCATTCGAGAGTACTTGATTTTGAGCCAGAGTACATTTTCGGTATCAGACATTTAGCTATGTTTGGTGCGCTCTGCACTTCCACCATCGTGCCCATGCACTACTATGGGCTTGATGCGCAGATTTTGTACGGGTGTAAACTCACCGCACTCACCGCCCTCGCCCACCCCTTCGTTGCCGTCCCAGCAACCGTGGTGCTAGCCGGGTACGTTTTTCATCGGATCCAAAGCCATTTTGCCTACAAGACCCAACAGGCTGAACAATGGCGTTCTTTGCGATCCCAATTGATGAGCGCCCCCGTTAGCGGGTCCCTTTCGTTTGACACGCCACCGCGCTTCGCCGCTGCTTCTGTCCCCAAGACTGCAGAAGCTCGGCTCAAGCCGGGTTCCGTCATCCGTGTGCACGATGAATCCGTCCTTCACGACGGTCGTGCCATGGCTCGACTCGGCCTGTCCTTGCACGGCATCGGGATCGCCACAATTACACCGTCTTATGTTGCAAAGACCACAGATAACGCCATTCTTGCCCTCAAAACGCGCGTCATGAAACAACCCTTACACGTCGATCAGACAGACGTGTGGGTTAGAATGATGTGCAAATTGACTCGAAGAACTGAATCCGTGCTCAACCATTTTGATACGGGACCGCTCCGCGATTATGACGAACACAGCACCTTCGGGAGCTGGGTCGCTCGTTTTCCCGAAGCCCAACGAGACAAACTCAAATTAGCCCGACAGACGCTTGTCGAAAAAGCGATCTGCGACGATGACGCCAGACTTTCTGGCATTGTCAAACAGGAAAAGACAGGAACAATTACGCTAGGCGACGCACCCATTGCTGACCCCCGACTCGTATTGTCCCTGACTCCCAGAGCCAGTGCATTTCTCGGACCCTTCATTTGGGCGTACTCCAACGTCATGAAGAAGCGGTTCGATTTGACTGAAGATCGGTACCTTAGTTGGGCCGTCGGCAAGAGCAACGAAGAGTTGGGCTTATGGTTAAGCCGCAACATTGACTCGTTCTCCTCCGTCGATGATCCAGCCATCGTAATCACCTGGGATGTTAGTAGATTCGAAGCACACCAAAGACAGAATGCGCAATACGCCTGGACTGCTGTCCTCGGGCGAGCCGGTTGTTCTAATGAGTATCTCATGTTCAACAACAAGCTCCACAAAGCCCGCGGCTCCAT